ACTATGATGCCATCTAACCCAGCAGATCTTAAAAAGATTGATGCGTCACTACAAATAATTTCAGATTCTAAAACTAGAATTGAAGCAGAACAAGAACATATTAAAGAAGTGGTAGAATCCATTTATGAAGATTTTCAATTACCAAAGAAGTTAATCAGACAACTTGCTAAAGTATGGCATATGAGAAACTATGCTGAAGAAGTGACTCAACAAGAAGATTTCCAAGAAGCATATGAAGCACTAACTGCTGTTAATAATAAATTAGAAACCATGTAATTAAAGTGTTATTCTTTTACCTAAGACAGTGAAACTAGGGTATAATACGTAGTATATTAAATAATAAAAGGAGTTAAGAAATGTCTAACACAATGAAAATTACATTAGCAACAAGTGGTGATATTACCTTTGGTAAAACAGACGAGGGTAACGTTGTTACGTTTAAAGATAAAGTCCTTGCAACAGGATACTTTGATTTTTATGCTGACGGTTGGTATTTGTCTGCTAAAAACGTTGAAACATTCTTTAGTGGTACAGCACAAGACGTTGCTGACTTATTTGCAGGAGCAAAATAATATGAAAATAATTACTAAAACCGAAAGAGATACTTATCTAAGAACTAAGAATAGATTTTATCAATGTGGTTGGTTAGATGCCGAACGTAATGAACCAGCACAAGCAAGTACAAGAGCCAGAGACCAAGTATGGTATGAAGAATATCTTGCTGGTTATAAAGAGTCTTTGAATAACTCATATGCTATGGAGGGTTGTTAGTGTTAAAATTAATTCGAGACAAATACGTAAACAATATCGAAGACGAAAGGTTGACAACAGTCAGTCCGACGTCTACTGAATATCGTGATTTTCTAATTGATAAACTGTTTGAAGAAATCCGAGAATTGGAAGATTCTGATTGGAAAGATGTTCAAGAATATGCTGATGTGTATGAAGTCTTTCAAGCACTTTTGAAGATTAACAATATCACTGAAGAGCAAGTTATCAGAGCAAAGATATCAAAACACGCATTGTTGGGTGGATTTGAAAACGGAATTATTTTAACATATTAGTCAAATAACGCTTTACTTTTGGACTAAAATAGGGTATAATACGTAGTATATGAGAAATAAAGTTGATAGGGTTAAAGATAAAATTATGAACGTGCCGTTGTTTGGTCACGAGATTGTTGATATTTTACAGTCTGAATTTGAAGACTTAGGGGTTGAAGTTACATTAAATAAAGTTGACGACTTCCCTGAAAATGAAGTTACAGTTAATGGATATTTTAATTCGTTTGATTGGGACTTACATGAGAATATTGAATTAGTAATTATCGTCTCGGATGATGAATCACCAATTACTATAAATAGTGATAGTTGGGAATTTATGAGGCATCAAATGATACAAACTCTTGAGCACGAAATTATACACAGGGACCAAATGGCAAAACGTCATGGGTATTCGGTTCTCCCTGCATATCTAGAAGGAATGAACGAAGAACAAAAAAGGATTGTTTATCTTAGCGACCCTGATGAAATTGACGCATATGCAAATGACATTGTTTTGGATTTATTATCTACACTGAGCAACACAGGAGCATGTATGGTGTTAGAAAATTATGCTGATGTGACAGTCCAGCATTCGCCAATCTTATTTGAATATAATTCGTTATTCGGTTCAGAAAGTAAAATTGTAAAAACTATCGTTAAAAAATCATTTAAAATATTAACAAATTAAAGGGGAATAATGGCATCGACCACAAAACAGCAAGACTTTCAAATATTAGTAGAATCAAAAGTTTCAGACGGAATATCATCATACATAGATGTAATTGGTGAGTATATGGAAGAACACGAAATCACAGAAAAACAAATGATAAAACTAATAGCACCAACACTGCACGAAAAAATTAAAATTGAAGCAATTCAAAAACGATTAATATCAGATACTGAAGAAGGGAGTGTATTGCCTCTGTGAATGGATTGGACGCATATAAGTTATATGTATCAATAAAACAGCATTTTAATATAAGTTCTAATTATAATTACACAACATATAAAGGACAAACAAAAAACGTAAATGAAGATTCATATAGTAGAAGAAAGGATAAATTTTATTTTGAATCAATTGCAAGAAAAAAGAAAGGGGAATTATTACAATTCTATGTTGCCAATTTTGTTGTAGGTGACGGTCAATGGATTGGAGATATGTATAACCAGGAATCAGAAAGTGTGTACACTGGTTGGAAACGTATTATTGAATCCCTGACATACTTATTCACAGAAGACTTGAAGCATGTTAAAGACTTTTTAGATGAAAGAGATTTGAAGTTCAATGACCTATTCACTATCACAGATGGGGGACATCCGATAATATTTAGGTTCGTTGAACAGAAAATGATTAAAGTTGAAACGTATATCATAATGGATAAAGTTTTAAACTTTAGCAAACAGTTCGAAAAAGAAATAGAGGACGAATTCATATATCCTGTTATCCAATATAAGTTTGACAGATATGCGGAATTTATGAATTTTAACACAAAGAAATATGGAACATTAATGAAACAAATATTTACAGAAAAAACTTGACTTTTAACTAAACGTGGGGTATAATAGATAGTATGGAAATAACAATGCACAGTAAAGAAGATTGCGAAGTAAAGTGTGACGCAATTAAAATGGTATTAACTCAGATTCAGCAGAATGCTGCGATGGAAAATCAATATTCAATTCGTCACCTTGCTGAATCAGGGTTAGATTTAATCAGAGATTTAAAGAGTGAATTCAAAGATTAAAAGTAAGTATAAATAACGGTATAATAATATTTTAATGTAAGGAGTATATAATGAGTGAAGAAGTGAAAGTTAAAAACACAGTAAAGATTGACGGTAAAGATTATGTAATTGCGGATTTACCAGATGTGGCAAAGGTTGCTATTGAACATCTAATGGCAATTGATAAAGAATCACAACGTTTAGAAATGTCAAGAGCAGGTTTTGCTCAGGCAATTAAATCTGTAATGGAAAGTGACGAAGCTCCTGAACCAGTAGGTGGAACTGAAGAAACGGAAGAAACTGCAGAGTTTGTTCCAGAAGAAGTATAAAACAAATTAGAGGGTTGTGAGATACCTCTATAAAAACATCTCGTAAAACAATCAACAGGTAATTATACCTCAAAACAATATAGGAGAAGTATTATGGGTTTCTCAGCCTTAAAGAAAAGAAGTAAGTCAAGTAAAAATGTATCAGAAATGATGAGTAAATTGAACCAAGCAAGTGGTTCTACTAATTCATATATCGATGATAGATATTGGAAGTTAGAAAGAGATAAGACTGGCAATGGTTATGCAATCATTCGTTTCTTAGACGCACCTGATGGTGAAGACTTTCCTTTCGTCAAAATGTATTCACACGGTTTTAAAGGACAAGGTGGTTGGTACATCGAAAATTCATTAACAACAATCAATAAACAAGACCCAGTATCAGAAGCAAATTCTGAATTATGGAATTCTGGTATTGATTCAAATAAAGAAATTGCTCGTAATCGTAAAAGACGTTTACAATTTGTTTCTAATATTTACGTTGTTAAGGATTCAGATAATCCAGCAAATGAGGGTAAAACGTTCTTATTCAAATATGGTAAATCTATATTTGATATGATTCAGGCAGCCGGTGCTCCTGAGTTTGATGACGAAACTCCAGTAAACGTATTCGATTTATTCAACGGTTCTGATTTCAAATTGAAAGCACGTAAAGCAGATGGGTTTGTTAAGTATGATAAATCTACTTTCGAACAACCGTCTCAGTGGTTGAAAGATGAAGACGCAATGGAAAAACTTTACAATAGTTTATATTCTCTTGACGCAGAAGTTGCGGAAGATAAGTTTAAGAGTTATGATGAGTTAAAGAGTAAGTTTTTACGCGTCACAGGTGGTTCTGCAGGTAAACCAAGTTTCACTGCTGAGTCTATCAGTACACCTGAACCAGTCGCAGACGTTAGTGGACAAAAGGACGAAATTCCTTGGGATACAAACTCTGCTAGTTCTACAACTACCGAGGAAGATGATACTATGTCATACTTCTCTAAGTTGGCAGATGGTTAAATAAAAAATTAACCTAAACGAAAGGGAGTCTTTATGACTCCCTTTTTTTATATTCCGTATCCAACCATACCATACGGTAGAGCAGGTGCGTGAGCAGTGGTAGAATATAAAACATCAGTTGAAGAATTATTACTCGTATTAGTAGTGTTATTAATAATTGTGTTTCCTCCACCACCGTTTACATTTCCTCCACTGTTTGCTGGATTTAGGTTTCTAGTTGGAACGTAATTATCCATCACACTCGACGATTTATCACTGCCAGTTATTCCTAAATAATCAGTGACTAATTGAACAGCAAGTGGTATTAGACCAGCAATTGGAATACCAGACCCAGCAGATAATGTTGCACCTAACGTGTCTCCTTTGTCGAACCTTGCTTTAGCATCCCAAGCTGCCAATCCTGCTCCAACTCCAGGAAATGCTCTACCACCAAGTTTCAATAATTTCGATGCTTGTGAAGTAGTACCAGTTTTCAAAAGTCTTTGTGCCATTGCTGAGTTTGGATGATTAGAAAGTCTTGATGCTAAATCCATTCCTTGATTCATTCCTCTGGCACCCATTGCTATTTCATCTCCAAATTGCAGACCATTAGCACCGATGCCACCACCAAATATTCTTCTAGAACCAGCATTGGCAACAACTTGTATATTTTGTCCACCATATGCTCCCGCAACATTTAGACTAGGAGACCCATAGAACTTATTTTTACCAGCCCATCCAGCATTAGCAAATTTGGATTGAAAACCATTTGCTTTGATTCCAGCAGCCGAATTAGTACCATGATTCATCATAGTTAAAGGAAACATTTGTCCTTTTGGCGAATATCTTGTACTAAGATTAACCATCTGTGCGGCAAACTGATTTGCCTGATTCATTTTAGCAGGATCAAATAAGTCACCTTGTCCTGGTTCTGGTTGATAAGCATCTGGCCAATCTAACTTGTCATTCGGATGATCTTTATTCCAATCATCTCTAAACTTATCTTTTGCTTTATTACTCTTGTCTCTCTCTGCTTTAGACTTTGGTTTCTTTTTACCTGTTCCTTTATCCCAAAATCCTTTACCATCTGGATCATTGCCATATCCATGACCACGACCAGCTGGATCATAAGGGATGTCGCCTGCCATTGCTTTCTTGCCAAAGAACACATCGCCTATTATCGATTTAAAACCATCCCAATTATGAATATTAACACCTAATGAATT